TAATTGAATCCCGTATCGCACCACCTGGAACATCCACGTCCCTGAACTCACCTGGCATAAGAGGGGTGTCGTCACCTTTAATGCGGAGACCGCGAGCTTTAAGACCCGCAGGCAAATTAGATAATGTACCCGCATCAATAAGTTGGCGAAGGATCGAAGTCGCTGACTTAGCCAATCCACCAATGAGATGTATAAGACCTGTGCCGTAGAAACCCAAGCCAGGTAGGTATTTATAATGTACAAAATGTAATCTCTTCTTTTTCTTTGCATCGTCCTCATACCAATTACGTCTGATTGCTAATATTTCTTTTGAAGACTTGTCCATCGTAATGACGTATGGACGAGCAATCCCGTCTGGATCGTCGAACTCATCTGGCATGTTCATTGTTACATGCATCTCTAAGATTGTATGTCGGTCATCGTCTTCTATTACCGCGCTCTCACCATCAAGCTCGTCATACTTTTCTTGGATGTCTGAAAAATCTGGTTCTGGATCAGGAAGATCTACCTCGCGGTAGAATCCAGCGACCTGTAGTTCCAGTATCTCGTTAGATGTTTTCTTCATTATATGAGTGTACCGTGGGCAAGACGCGAGGTCTGATGCACCATAAGAAGCAACAAAGTCTTCTGCGGGAACAAACATAGCTACAGGTCTATCCTCTAACGGATCATAGTAAACTTTTTTGAAAGCAGAGCCTGCAAGAGGGAGCTTGAACAGCATCTGTTCAGTCTCATCGCGGTATTCTGTCATCTCTTCAGTCAACAAATAGTTCATCTCTGTCTGGATTCTGTCTGCCTGATCGGTCTTTTCTGGGGTTAATTTACCCATAATCTTGGTTCTTACTGGCCCAGACGCAGGAAATAGCTCTCCCATTGCCTGTGCCTGAAACCTTACAACAGCTTCTGTAAGAACTGGATGAAACACACCAGATGCCCCTTGCCACGGTTGGCTACGTTCTTCTATCTTCATCCCAAGAAGATCTAACCCTTTAACGTAGGCTCTTGCCCAGTCTCTTCTAGACTCGCGATCAGAATTAAATTCTTCTAAGAGGTCAGAGGCCATTGATTGTAGTTCAGCTTCATCTACGAAATCAGCTAGGTTTGCGTCATGTTCTGGACCAGCAAGTTCTTCCGTCAGGCTTCCTTCAAAATCAATAACCACTCCGCCATCACCAGTATCTATTGATACAGCGTCAGGATTTACGACCTGCACTTCGATCTCTTCTGCGCCTGTTTCTTCGATGTCTAGATCTGATGGCTTCATTGGTTTTTCAATAGCCATTTAAGTCTCCTAAATGTGTGCACAAACTAATGATAGCAGATATTACTACCATACGTCTAGTGGCGAAGCAGATTTTGGTGGGGGGGTATCTGCTTCGCCGTGAAACGTAAAAGGGAGAATACGTTTCAATTTGTACTATAACAAGAAAAAAGGGGCCGCAAAGACCCCTTAGTTAGGAGGAGCAAAAAAATGATAAAACCATCTTTATATTTGCAGCGTAACATAAAGATGTGTAATCTGTAAACAAAAAGGAAGCATAAATGGAACTTTCAATACCTATGATATGGAATGTCATCGTCGCTTTAGTTGTGGTTCCTATGGGCTGGTGGGTTAATCAGATGAGTAGTGAGGTAAAACGACTCAACATCTTGCTAAATATGACTCGTGAGAGTTATATTAAACGAGAAGATCATCAATCAGAGATGTCTAGGGTGGTAGATCATCTGGTTAGATTAGAAGGAAAGATAGATAAACTAGCAGAAAAGGTCTGAAGACGGGAGATATTCGGTTAAGGTGTAGTCATCGATCCGATTAGTTGTGTCGCAATGGCAACAGGTGCTTTCAAAGGTCTCAAAGCAGCCATTGGTGCGGGAAAAGATTTACAACAAATGACAGGGCAGCTTGCTAATTGGGGCAAAGCTTTCTCTGACTTTACAAATATAGAAGAACGGGAGAAGAATCCTCCGTTCTGGAAGAAGACATTTAGGGGTAGTGATGAAGAAACAGCCCTAGAGATCTTTGCTAATAAGAAAAAAATGGAACAAATGAGAAATGAGATAAAAGATCATATCTCTTGGAACTATGGGCCAAGTGCCTGGAAAGAAGTTTTGGCAATAGAGGCAAGAATGCGTAAACAACGCAAGGATGAGCTTTATCGTAAGCAAGAACAAGTAGATGCCATGATAAATTTTGCTATTGGTGCTACAATATTCCTAATAGGTGGGGGTATACTGTTTGTTGTCTTCTATCTTCTAGGACAATGGCAGGGCAGGTGGTGAATGTGGGTTTTGCTTTGGATACAGTTGGTAAGCGGAAGTTTTGACCACTATCATGTCGGTAGTTACGCTAATGAGGAAGCTTGTAAAGAGGCTAAAGCAGAAGCTAAAGTTTTAGTGACTACCACCAATTCTAAAGTTATATGCATCAAAATTGAACGCTAGTAGTATTCTCTCTTATGGTAGTAAGGAACCTCGTCGTCCCACTCGTCAGTCGGAAGACGAATGAATCCACCCTGACGAAAGCGCAATAACGCCATAACCGTACTGTCAACAAGGTCATCGTTAGACATAAACGGGAATCCCGCTATCTCTTCGACCAATTCATCAGCCCAGCGAGTCGCTGGCACCCATGCCATACCCGATGCGATGATATCTGCCACAGAATTAAGCCTTGCAAGCTTGTCACCCGTGCCACGGTGAGGTGTATACTCCTGCACAGGTAGCCCCATACGCCTCATTTCTTGGTAAATAGCCGTTCCTGCGGACTTTTTCTCCACAATAAACGCATCTGGCTCCCATTTTGTGTACTCATCCATAGAAAGTTGCTTCAGTTCAGGAAATTCTAGCCGTTTTTTGATAGAATCTAGCAAAATTAGGTGGTGTGCGTTCTCATCCTCGTTAAAAAATACTCCCCACGTGGTTAATGCGGTGTAATCGGCACGATTATGCTTCTCTGCGGCTGCATCAAGCGACATAATCACGTATTCTACGTGCGGAGGTTGGTCATGAGGCCATCTACCCCACCATTCTCGCTTAACTATCGATGCTTCCTCGGCTGTAGGTTTCTGTTGGTACTGTGAGTTCCATTGAAACACAGGCATAGAGGCTTTTGTACGCTCCAAAGCTGTTAAATCGAAGAACTCAGGCCACAACGGCTTCATAATCGGCTTGCCATCGTCATCTTCAGCGTCCAACAGAGCAGGAAACTCCACGATTTCGTACTGATCTGCTAGTTCGTTCTTCACCATATCGTTAGTCACACGCCCTGTAAGGTCATCCATGTGCCAACGTGTCTGTACAATAGCTACTCTACCACCTGGCATAAGACGGGTACGTGCACCAAAGGTAAACCATTCATATGCTTTTTCAAACACAGAGAAGTTTCCGTTAATGACATCTTGTTCAGAATGGGGATCGTCAACGAGCAGGAGGTCAGCACCCCGCCCAGCAAGAGCAGAACCAATACCACACGCAAAATACTCACCTCCAAAGTTTGTGTTCCATCTACCCGCCGACTTACTATCTATAGCAAGTGAGACTTCTGGAAATATCTCTGTATACTCTGTAGAGGCGATCAGGTTACGAACCTTCCGCCCAAAGTCTACCGCGAGGTCTGTGGTGTGTGACACCATCATGACCTTCTTACCGGGATTTCGCCCAAGAAACCAAGCGGGGTAGAATATACTTACAAGCTGTGACTTACCATGACGGGGTGGTATGTTCACACAGACACGGTCTTTGCTCCCATCCTCTAAGGACATGAGCTTCTCCGCCAGTATGCGGTGATGTCGGCCCACTTTATAGTCGGCCTGCATCCTCTTACAGAACTCTATCAGGTCATCATGAGCTGCCTTGTTATCTTGCCTCGTAGAGAGTTCTCCTACAATCTTATCTATCTCGTCCAGCTCTTCAGGGCTGAATGAGTCTAAGTTTTCTAACATGTGCTGAATGTCAGCATCTGAGAAATCCATATCTTTGGCTAGGACAGCTAAGTCACTCATCGTCTAGCCCTAACTCTTTGTCCACGTCGATGACCTTACCCTCAACCACAATGGCGTCCTCTATCTCAGGCTCTGGGTTTACCAGTCGTGTTAACTTCTCACGGAGCTTCTCTTTCAGATCATCCGTAGTCTGATGTGTGATTGTTACTTCTGACTTCTCTGCAAACAGACCCACATCACTGACCTTACCTAGCAACTCCAACGCACGTATCCGTATGCGTGGATCAGGGTTCTCGGTCTCCTCGATCAGCTTGTTTGTCACAAGATGTCTGACCTGTGTCGCTGACTTAACCACAGAGTGACCAAAGTCCTTGAGTATTCTGTCTGTCATTAACAACGTCGCAGGAGTCAAGTTCGCCACCCGATTCGGCGTTGCTGCCTTAGAAGTCTTTTCAGGGTCTTCGGCATAGGACACAGCAAGGGTAGCTGCAATATCTTTATCTTCTGCATTTGGTTTTATCTCCAACCCCTTCTCATGTAGCAGCTTTGCCGTTTCCGCAGCAGCACTTGCCTTTACTGCAAGGTCTTTAATCTTTGGAGGAGGGCGCATTTTGACCCCCTTCTCCGGTTCTATATGTATTGCCATCTTACCCACCTTGTTTGTTTTATTATAAAAAATTTTTTCAATATATCAATCTGGGACTCATATTATATTTTTTGAATATGTAGGGGGGTGGGGGTACGAACTGTGCCGAAAAGGGGTGGGGGGTAGCTAACCCATTGATATCATTAGGTTATATTGTTCGCAATTAATGGGAAACGTAAATTTTTGTGTGAAATAGTATTATATAGATATGCGAGGTGTGTTGCTGTAAGGGGGGGTTGGGGGTACGTGGGGTCACTATATGTAGTTATAAACTACGCTAGGGTATTATTTGTAGTTATAAACTACGCGATACTGTGACAAGGTACTACAAATCACGTATAAAGAACTTGTCAGGCGGCGATGAGCGCCGAACTGATTAACTTTAACGATAACAATGGAAAGGACATCACATGTCTAATATCGTTCTTACTTCCGATTTCATCGGATCAATCAAAGCGCATGGCGCTGCAACTACCAAGGCTACAAGGTCTTGCAAGGCTATATACCAACAGGCAATTGACCTTGGTATAGACTTCACTAAAGAGACCATGTCGCCAGAGCAATTGACCGAGCTCAAGAGCACTATTGTCTTACGCTTCCCAACTGAGGCGCGGACATTGCTTAAGCTTGGCGCGGTAAAGGCCGATGGTAGAATTGCCGCCGACCATGACGGCTCTAGGTTTAACTCGCAAGGTAAAGCCAAGAATTGGAACTATTGGGATAGCCGCATAAAGCGCATTATCAAAGACTACAAAACAGGTCTTGAAAAGTTCCAACGTAAAGAGGCACGAATTGCGGCGGGTGGTAATCAAACTCGCACGTTGATTGAACGCCTAGCTGAAGAGACCAACAAACTCTTCAACGCGGTAATCGGCGCGGATACTGACAAGCTTCCTGATAGCTTTGACGTTGACACTGTCTTGAAAGATTTCGAGGCGCTGTCCAAGTCAGCGGGTTTTACTCTTGTCCGCACGGCTAAGTAATGGATCATGCCAGTAAGTATACACTGGCACTGTTGGCGCGAGTACCGCGCCAACAACTGCTTAACAATAAAGAATATGTAACCAATAAGTTTGGAGTAGAGACTTGGAACATTTTACTGAAGTTAAACGCCTCTTATCACAACAAGTTCGTGCATGGGGCTGGACATACACTATCTTCTTTTACCTTGGACACGCCTCGGGAATAACATTGTTTACGTTAGCAATTTTATTCATCTAATCAATCGCCCAGAGCCTTACGGTTCTGGGCTTTTTTTGTGTCTTGAGTTTGGTAGTTTTTAACTACATCTTTCGATGCCAGTTCTCGAAGCAGCTTCGCGACACAGAGCCACACGTGACGAGATGTTGTGGTGTGTTTATGTACGAAGGGATTCCGCTGGTGTAGTTTATAACTACGCAAATCGATACCAGTTCTTCAAGCAGCTTCGCGGCACAGGGCAACTTGTAGTTATACACTACGCATTTGTAATGTTCGCAAATAATGTTCCTAATGTTCCGAAGAAGTTCGTTTTTGGTGTTTTGTAAGTTATTGTTTTTATTATAATGTTCCTAATGTTCCT